GCGACCAACTGATCGTCTTTCGGCAACTTACACGCTCGATCCTCAAGCCAACCCTTCGTCTTAAACCAAAGCTCACTACGCAAATTTAAATAAGTATCGCCCATACTAGGAGCTTCTGCCACATTTACACCACGAACAGGCAAGCCAATCTCTTTTAACCTATCGACCACACCCGAACCTACACCAATACTGTCCACAAGGATCTGTGTAGGTTGACGTGAAGGGGGCAAGCTCTCATATTCCGCTACAACTCGACCAACAGTCTGCATCAAATCTAACCCATTCCACGACCGCATTTCCGTCACAATCGGACCTTGGCGCTTACATAACGCAGTTTTGTCCGTGCCAAAACGCGCCACATCTAAACCCCAGACGCTAGACGTTTCCTCATCAATCTTAACATCTCTATGCAATGCATTCTCTACCAGGTGAAACGGAATAATAGTATCATCATCTGCAAGAGGGAACTCACCCAATACACGAATGCGAAACGCATTGCTTTCCTCACCATAGCGCAACTTCATCTCATCAATGAACTCCTCGCTAACTAAAGGACTATCCACACAAGACCAACGCCTTGTCCACCAACTAGAAGCTAACCTATTCTGGCTCTCAAAAAACGTACCGCTACTTCGAGTAGGGTTGCTCAACATAATCGTGGTAGCATTATGACCAGACATAGAACCTGCCGCAGCCTCAAATACCTGCTCTGGAACACCACTAGCCTCATCAACAACCAACATAACGTGTTCCGAATGCACACCAGCCAAAGCTTCTGGCGTTTCCGCTCTACTGGTTCTTGCCGAAATAAACATCTCACTAGGCGCAGAAGTATGCTCAACACGATCAGATTTTACATTCAATAACGCCTGAAACGCTTCGGGCAACTCATTTATCCAACGCTTCATCTCAGCAAACAATGCATCAAACAACTGACTAGAAGTCGGCGCAGTCACAACCACCTTATTAGGGTAATGCATCAAGAAGTACCAAAGCATAGCCCAGGATGCGGCCGTTGACTTACCCGTACCATGCCCAGACCTTATGCTAATCTTACGCTCACCAGACGCAATAGCTTCCAAGAACTCCGCTTGGTAATCTAAAGGCTCTACGCCAAGCACCTCTCTCACAAACAATGTAGGTTTCTTGGAGTAGCGTTGAGCAAACTCCAACATCGTGTTCTGCGAAAGATCATTCATGCTCTATAACCTTCACCTTACGCAACGCATCTAAATGCAAATCGCCAATACTAATGTTAATCTGCTGATTTGCCCTGCCGCCATACCGCTCCTGGTTCCAAGCTTGCGCCGCTAAATTGTGCTGACCAACCTTTTGCTTAAGCAAACCCAAATCAACCTGGCTAACATTGGCCTCGCTAATGTCTCGATCCCCATTCAAGGCTTCCACAATCTCACGCTGCCTACGATCACCAACCTCAGATATAGCCTCAAACCCTTCCTCAAAATGTGCATCCGCCGCATCTCGCCTAGCATTATCAACAGCACTCGATAACTCAGGGTTCTTCAATATGATATTCCGAAGCGCACCTTGAGACATATCCATGTCAGACGCCAGGTTGCGTATAGACTTGCCAGACAATATCCACTCACGCAGATATTCACCGCCACCCCTGCGCTCTATCTCAGCTCTTCTCTTTTTCGCCAGTGGCTTGCCCGCCATGCTCGTACCTCATTTTTTTTCACAATTTTAGCATGATATTCTGCAAAAGCAATATAGGGGGGTGGGGGGGGGTCACTGGGAGGATTGTTTTGGAGTTTAAGGGAGAAATACTACAAAATCAGGAAGTGACCCCTAGCAGAACTGTAGCACACATTTCAGTGTGTGGGAATGTATTATAATAATAGTAGGTAGAATAAGTTTAGTGGGGGGGGGTCTTGCAAAAAAAATACGGTCAAAATCAAGTCAAAAATGTTTTTCGCATAATATACATTATGTTAAGTGATTTGCTAAGTGCCTGTTTTTAAACTGTTATTTTTAAGCAAAATCTCCAGTTTTGCCAAAGTATAACAAAAGCGACAAAAATCTTGCAAAGTTTAACGCTTTTTATTATTCGCGCGTGCGCGTGCGCGACTTGCGCTTTTGTGTTTTTCGTGTCGGTTTGTGAAAAAGTTTCGTTGTTTTACAAACGTTTATAAAAAACTTTAAAAAAGTTAGAAACTTTTTGGCCTCTCAAACGTCTACTAATTATAATCAAACTTTTTAAGGAAATTTATTAATGGAAAATAACACCACGCAATATAAGAACTTTGAAATGATCGAAGGTAAAAATTTTAGTTTGGTTTCTTATGATGTTGGAGACCAAAACCATTGGCTAATTATTACCGCAAAAGGATCAAAGTTGTTCAGATCAAATGAGGCATTTTTAAACGAATTATTATATTCTTGCACACAACTATAAAAACGTTGTAGAAGGGTTATATTATAATGTGTAAACAAAAAGGAAATTAGACAATGCCTAGAATGGATAAATTAAGTAACTACAAAACAACTTGGTTCAACAACGATAATCAAGGCGGTGTGCGATACATCAACACCGACATTGTAACTTGGAAAGATAACAAGTTGACGCTTAATACAGACGGTTGGGAAACTGTCACAACTAAGCGCAAGATGAACCAAGCCGCAAATCAATTTGGTTTGGGTTTTGGCGTGTTTCAAAAAAATTATGATTGGTTCGTTGATTTACCAAACGGTCAAACCGTCAAATATTATGACGGTATCACATTTGAAATCTTTGGAGGTTAAGCAATGAACCAACTTGAGGAAATGATGCAAGATGAGCAAATGCAATTTGAATGTGCTTATCACAACTATTTAATGGAATGTGTATTCGGTGAAATAAATCCGATGCTTTACAATGAAACAAATCCAGACCAAGCAAAAAAGCTTTTTAAGAAAGTTGGAGCTTTAGTGGAGCAACAATACAATAAAGAGGTTTTCCAAAAAGATTGGATTGAACATCACGCAAAAAGTTAAGCATCGGTGTGGAGCGTTGAGGCGCTCCCATCCCATGCTTAGTGAACGCATGACAACAACAGAGGAAATAATGACAATGAATATAGAGGAACTACAGAAGGTCTTTAAGTCTCACGACTTGAAACTTGAGATAGTCTCTAACGATCAGATCGCATGGCGTGACGAACACGCAAACGAACTGAGAGTTCGGATTTATCTAACTAAAGCAAAACTAGGTGATCAATTTATTGCAGAGTTGCACTCAGAATGTCGGTCGATCGGTTACGCTGCCGAACAAATTGAGCATCTGATAAGCGACACAAAAGAGGAAATCGAAGAGGCTCAAGGATCGGTCTTTAATTCATTTTATGAGATCGACAAACCACGCCAAGATGTGACGGCTTGCTATAAATTCGGTTTACTGGCGCAAAAATTTGAAGTGAGAGTATCTTCGCTAGGAGATATTTCGCTAGTCAATCTTGAAACCAGATGTGCGATAGATGCTTTTATAGAAGAGTTTGACTATTACGCTTGCGAAGCTCCAGAGAGCTTTGAAAAACTAGCTCAAGAATTATTCATCGAAGAGTTAGGAGAAACGGAGGCCGAAAAAATAGATTGGCCGACAATTACAAAACATTTTTTATTAAAGGAAGGGAACCAAAATGTTTGAATTTTATAAAAGAATATCTGCCACATTAAACGATCCTTACAACAACCAAGATTGGAACGGATTTGTTTATTTGTCTCTGGATCAAAAGAAACCGTCCAGAGATGAGGACTACCACAATTTTTATACCATCCAGAAATACGATGAAAAGTGGCTTAAAATGGGTGGCAAGAAATATAGCCTCTTGATTGAACGCTCAGAAATAACAAGCGACAATTTAGAAGAGTTGGAAAAACACCTTTTCAAATGGATCAAAGGTGAAGTTGGCTTTGACGATTATCGCATAATTTGGGGCGGTGGAGTTGAGAGTGAGTTTCCAGATTATGACGATTTAGAAACCTACTATAAAGCCAAATTAGATTTGTCTCTTTATGGGTTTGAAGATCAATGTTTGCACAATGAAGCAATGCCCCATCTTTGCAAGCCACTAGATGAGGATAAAGCAATACGATTTTGGATTGACTTCAAAGACCACAAGTCAAGCGATCTTCATTATGACAAAAAAGAGGACGAAACTTATTTAAGATATTTTGTGGAGTGTAGTGAATACGGAGATTACGACACAAGACAAGTCGCTAAAAACTTTGAGACTTACGAAGAGGCAATTCACTTCGTCAAAAGTTTAGTTAAAAGTTGTGTCTACATGGTCGAATGGAAAGAGGGCTATCCAGAAAACATTCCTCCAGAATTTTTTACACTCAAAGATTTTGAGGGCGAAGAGTGGAACCTTGAAGCTTACAACTTATCGGTGGATGACATCGAAGGGCTTTTGATAGGTAATTCAATGGATAGTGTCGGAGTTAACGACAGAATAACAATAACCAGAATGGGAGATATATAATATGGTTAAGCAAATTTTATGCAATGAATTTAGATTAGAGGTGGGCAAGCTTCACCTTGTAACCAAAACTGGATCGGTGGTCACATTATGTGACCTTGATCATAACGTCCTACAAGTGGCTATAGATCATATGGTTGAGCATTTAGGAGACCTTATTCAAGGCGGCAATCTTGATGAGGTAGACATGAAAGATGTGGAGAAAGAAAGTTTTTCCGCACAATGGTTAAAAGACGTGGTGTCATTATGAACGATAAAGAGGTTTACGAAACGTTTGACCGCATCGAAAGAGTGTTAAAGCATCTAAGAGATACGGAAACACAAATTGAACGATCATTGCTTAGAGTGCGCGTTGCTCAAGGCGAATTAGGAAACTTAAAACAATATATAAAATATGAGGTCAAAAAGGATGATTAGTGAAACCATTTTAAGCGCGGTTGCTTTGGGTATGATTTTTGCGATTGTACTCTTTGCTTAAGTATCGGTGTGGAGCGGTTCAAGCCGCTCTCATCCCATGCTTAAACAGAGGCATGACAACAGAGGAAAAATGACAATGAAAGATTATGTAAAAGTTAGATTTGGATTGTTTGATAGTGAAAACGATCCTATTTATGAGGGATTTTATCATCCCTCAAATGCAAGTTGGAATGGTTTTTTAAATCCTTACGTTAACAAAAAAGTATTTGATAAAATCAAAAATGACATTGTGCCAAAAGTTTTTAATCCAGATCACGATGATGAGGAATTTTGGCTTGAATTGATAAACCAAGAACCCAACCAAGACGGACTTTACTTTGTAGGTTGTGGTCTGACTTGGTGGGATGAGAATGATTGCTAGACCCATTTTTTCGCCAGTTTATAAAAGTAGAGGAAAATATAATGCTTAAACCAGTAACTAAACACACTAGAGCGCCACAAAGTGGACGCCGTATTTTATGCCCACATTGTGACCGAATAGGAATAGTCTATCACTTTGCATGGTCTGCGGTCACTTGCCAACATTGTAAAACAATGGTCGAAAAAGAGGATTGGCTTGCTTACCCTAGCAATATCGAAAAGCGCAAGGTAAGCGCATCAAAAACCAAAATTGCTCAATCAATGACTTACAATTTATATGAAAAAGTTAAACCTAACGATTTGAGAATAGAGGGTAATTGGTTGTTTCATTATAACAAAGAATACAAAACCGTTGATTGTTACGCTTTTGAGTTAGATTTTGGATCGCCTATAGAATGTTGGTCTGAAATACCTTTAGAAAAATCTGCGTTTCGATTGGGGCAAACCAATCCAGATACATTGGACGCTTTGAACTATGAATATTGCGCTTATTTAGAGAGAATAGGACAAGAGTTAATGGCGGATGAATTTAGACATTGTTAAATTTCCTCTAGGCAATTACTGCCCACCTAGCCCACGTTTAATCGTGGGCTTTTTTTTGTTCTGCTCCGATCCCATAGGTAAACCGCAAAAGCTCAAGAGCATGATGAGACAAGTGCAATAATTCATTTGTTGGTATTGTTCCGATATATTCACCATTTAACCAAATCCTTAAGCCGTCATCGTAAACGCTCCACCTTATTGGATGCTCTTCTGTATTTCTATTTTTCGCCATTGTATCGCTTTCTTTTCGTTTTCGTTCCACTTTGGAACGTCTAGTTTAAATATTGATCTGCGGTTGGCAAATCCTTTGAGTTCATCGATTGTTTTGATTGTTGCTAATTTTCTTTCTAATTCTTTGATACTGGCGTGGTGAGTATTTTCGCTAGGAGTATCTTCCCTGGTATTTTCGCTAGGAGTATTTTCGCTGGTAATGGTCCTAGCTTGGTTTTGCCTGGGCAGCAGCTTGAACGTTGCTCCTGGAAAAGCCTCGAGAACTTTTTGTTTTAATTTTTTTAACTGCAAATGATGACCAGGATTTAACACAACTTTAAACCTTCCCTAACCGGAACCGAACCGAAACGTATTACTATACGTTTTCGGTTTTCCGGTCGTGTATTCGCATTTCCTTATTCTTGACCGATTTACGACCGGATTGACCGTTTTAACACCCATAACACATTGATTTATATACATACGCTAAAACGGTTCCTCTTTTGCATTCTTCTCTTTGTCCGATGTTTTGCCATCATTGCCACAAAACCATATTTTGCCCTCATTGACCGAAATATGACCATTTTCAAACATGGTATCAAATGTTTGTTTATATGTTTGTTGCGGTTTCTTAACGCCGACAAGTTTACCGATGAAATGCTCTTGCAGAGTATCTTCGCTAATACACCAGAACCTACCATTATCTGGCCAACCTGCTCCACTTGGGTTGGGCGCACCTATCTTTTCGCCTCTTAGCTGCAAGAACACTTGCTTAAATAATTTTTGGTTTTTGCCTTTGATCCGTGGTTTCGCTACCTCATTTATTTCGTCATCTGTAGCTTCACGAATGACGCAAGTTGTGACGGCATCACCATCCTCATCTTCGCCCAGGTGAACCACCTCCAGGATAAAGTTGAGCATTTCGCCAGTTTCCATATCTCTTTGTTTTGTGGCTACTGCGGTTCTAATTCGTGTATCTTCGTCAAATGACAGTTCTATTTCTGTGTCTATTGCGGCTCGAATGCTAGATGCGCCACGCAATCCTTTGCTGGTATCTTTACCAGAATGTGCGATTAGCATGATGTGAACGCCTGTTCGTTCTCGTATCCCGTCCAGTTGCATAATAAACTTAGCAGCCTCTGAGTTTGAGTTCTCATCCATTTGACCCTGTGTGGCTCTGGATAGCGTGTCGATGACAAGCATTTTGCATTGTCCATGCGACTTACTTATTTCTCTTATTATGGCTTCGACCTTTTCAATGTCCTCTTCTGCGTTAAACAGATTGATAGGGCTAGGTCTAATGGCAAGCTTTACATCCGTATGATCCTGGTATTGTTGTTTAAGCGCAACCAGGCGATTTTGGAATGAGTTGCCCCCTTCTGTCGCTAGGTAAACCACCGATCCGCCTTGCACTCGACTATTAAGCCACATTTCTTTTGCGGCTATGTGCCAGGACAGGTCTAGTGCAAAGAATGATTTGCCAACGTTTGACGGGCCGAATACAGCACTGATTGTGTTTTCTGTAAGCCAACCTTTAACCAGGTATGTTTTGGCCATCTGTGCGATAGCCTGGTCAGGAAATATGACCTCATCTAGCACATTTTTAGGTTCTAATGCTTTTCTTGTGTATTCTGGGCCTCTTGCGATCCAAACGTCATTCCAATCGAGACCTTGACCATGCGGCATGATGCTTTCCACGCCATGATCTGAGAACGCTTTTTCGCACGCTTTTATACCAGCTTCATCATTATCCCCGGCAATAATAAGCTTTGCGTTTGGTTTGACTGCTTTTAGTTCTTCGACAACATTTGTAATATTACTGGCATTTAGCGCAAAAACGCATGGTTTGCCTGTGGCTTCCGTTACGCTGCAAGCGGTAGCCCAACCTTCGCTAATGTAGGCAAAGTCTGTGATTGGCCCGTTTACGACTGAAAAACATCCTTTGTATTGCAAGCCATGATTAAATTTCTTTTTGCCATTTTCATCTATAAACTGCGTGCCTTGTATTTGGCCTTTACTGTTTATGATTTGTATTTTTAAATCACCCTCATCAACTTCTGCGTTATGTTGTTTTATTTTTTTTCGCGTTAAGTAGGGGTGTACTTCCTCTGTTTCTGGAAAGTTAACCACTGTCTCATCCTTTGTTGGGTACACGTTTAATCCTCTTAGTGCCTCGATTATGGCTTTCCAATCTCCGCATTTCCTACAATTAACCTTAACTTCGCCCTGGTAATCTGTGAGCCAGAAGCGATCTATTCCGCCACAGTTGGGGCAAGCCCCTTTGTATTCGTTGCCAAATCGTTTTAGTTCCAGAGCAGACACAATTTGTGGTGCATATATGCTATATGTTGCGGTTGGATACTTGCCTTTATCTATATTTTGAACTACCATTGTCTCATATCCTTACCTCTTTTTGGATATTTCATTGTCATAATTTTTTGTTTAGACTAACTAAGCCCCAGTTTTATACTGGGGTTTTTTTTATTGTTTCTCCTATCATCTGCGCGATTTGCGGTACGATTGCGTTGCCTAATCCTCTAAGGCGGTCCACTCTGCCGGGTAGCCCATTAACCACTCGACCCACTGGGGGTTCAGAGAGCCAACACTCTCTTCCTGTTCCGCTACTGCCCTTCTTAGGCAAGTGTCGCCAATGTTGCTTTCCTTCCAGTTCGCCACATCGCCCGACATTTTCCAATCCCTCGCTCTGGGCGTTGGCCACATCGCTACGGCTGTCGCTAGTGGATTGCCGCTTGATGGAACTTTCTTGTTGTCTCCCTTGTGGTTCTTGTAAGGGCCGCCAGTTGACGCTATCGGCGTTGGCCATATTTCGTCCGATGATCCAAACTCGATCCCTTCTGTGGGGTGCGTCAACGGCAATAGCTGGAACAATAAACGGCCTTGTGGCGTAGCCTTGCCCTTCCAGATCAGAAAGCACTTCATCGAGACCCAGAGTGACGTGGCCATAAACGTTTTCGAAAACTGTCCAAGTGGGTCGCTTTGCTTTAATAATGGAAAATATTTCTGGCCAGATATGTCGGTCGTCTTCTGCTCCTCTTCTAGCCCCGGCGACACTAAAGGGTTGGCATGGGTATCCTGCGGTGATGATTTCGCAGTCTGGAACAAGTTCATCTGGGTCATTAGCTAATACCTTTACATCTTCTGCAATAGGCACATCTGGCCAATGCTTTCTTAAAATTTTTCTGCTCCATTCTTCTATATCACAAAATAGAACGGGGCGGCTAAGTTCTGCCCATTCAAAGCCAAGAGCAAAGCCGCCTATTCCAGAGCATAAGTCAACGTGACGAAGCATTAAAAAGGAATTTCGTCATCGAAGAACTCTG